TTGTGGGCGACGAGGACCTCGGGCTCTTCCCCGAGGACTGCCTGCGCCGCAAGCGCAAGACGGCCAACGACAACAAGCACTGCAGCCACTACTACGCCATCAACCACGCCAACGACCAGACCATCGAGTTCCGCTTCTTCGCCGGGACCATGGACCTTTGGCGCATCCGGGCGGCAATCGAGGCCGTCGCCGCGCTGGCCATCGTCGCGAAGTCCGTCGGGGACGACTACTCGCACGTCGAGGACTGGACGTGGGGCGAGCTCAAGGACCAGCTCGTCAACGCCTTGAGGCGCAACGGGCTCTCCCACAAGGAGTTCGAGTCCCTCTGCAAGGAGAAGGGTCTCTAGCGATGGACCTCAACCCCTACCGCTACGAGTGGAAGAACCGGGCCGAGCTTCTCTACAAGCGCGACCCGGTTCTCTGTGAGATGACCTACCCGCGAGAGTACGACCAGCTGTCTGAGATTCAGGCCGCCATCTACGAGGACGCCGCCATCGACGGCTACGAGGAGGACTAACACCATGTGCATCATCCTATCCTGTGACAAGAACACCCGACCCGACGTCAAGGTGCTCCGAACCTGCTGGGAGAACAACCCCGACGGCGCCGGCGTCATGTACGCCTCCGGCGGGGTGGTCCACGGCCACAAAGGCCTGATGACCATCGACGACCTTCTGGAGGCCGTCGCCGAGGTGCCCGACGGGGTGCCCCTCGTGATTCACTTCCGCATCGGAACGTCCGGCGGCCTGACCGCGGGCGTGACGCACCCCTACCCCGTGTCCGAGAGCATCGCGGACCTGCACGCCACCGAGTGGTCGTCCCCCATCGGGATAGCCCACAACGGCGTGCTTGCCGGGCAGCGCGTCGACAACGCCGCCGGGGTCTCCGACACGGTGGCCTACATCCGCGACTTCGTGGCCCCGTTGGCCTGCCGCAAGGACGGAAACCTCGTCTGCGCCAAGGCCAAGCGACGCCTCAAAGAAACCTCCAAGGGGTCTAGGCTCTGCATCATGGAGGGCGACGGCCGCGTGATGCTCACGGGCTCCGGGTGGAACCCCGTGTGCCCCGGCATCAACGCCTCGAACACCTCGTGGAAGGCAATCCGCTGGTCCAGATACACCTACAAGCCCCCCACCAAGAAGCCCGTGAGCTACGCCGCCCCCGTCTACAGCTACGCCAAGTACAGCGTCCCGTCCTACCCCGAGCCGATGAACTCGCTCCCGCCTATTTGCAAGTCCTGCCCCATGGCAGGGGCATGTTCCGTGGACGTGCCCGAGTGCTTCGAGGTGGCCGAGTACTGCGGCTACACGATTGCCGACTGGGACATGGCCTACGGCGACGGCAACACCGTCACCCTCTACTAGGAGGTATCGAGTTGGAAACCAAGCAGAACATCGCAGACAGCCAGTTCATCGTCATCGACTCCAACGACAAGGTCGGGATTCTCGGCATCGTGAACTACACGGACAGGCCCGGCTGCGCCGTGGCAATCGTCGGCGAGGGCGGGAAGTTCATCGTCGAGCCGAAGTTCTTCATGGGCGTGGACGAGGGCGAGCTCTTCGCCGCGTTCCTCTGCATCGGCAAGCGTGTCGTCCCGCTTGCCTTCGAGCTCGTCGAGGCCCTGAGGGAGTACTAGCCGATGGACATCGAGTGGGAGTCCGACAAGCTCTTCGACGCCGAGCCTAAGGTGGACGGAATCCTGAAGTGGAGCATCAAGGACGCATCTGGCGCGACGCGCGGGATGTTCACCGTCATACCGCGAGACTCCGGCGTGCTCGTGATGGCACGCGACAAGACCCCGGGATTCACCGAGACGTTCGTCATGCGCGGCGTGGCGGACGCGGTGGCGTATCTCACGACGTGGTGCTCCGGCTGCTGCGTCGTGGCGGTCCCCTACAGATAAGGAGGAGACGTCATGGATTGGATTCACCGTCAACAAGACCTAGGCCCGTCGGGAAGCGGCGTGCCCGGCGGGCCTGACACGGAATCCCATGAGGCTCCGCCCTTAGTTGGGGCGGGGCCTCGTTCTTTACCGAACCACCGGCCACCAACGAACGGACATCACCATGAACACTGATACTCACACCGACATCCTGCACACGACGTACATCCTCAACAGCAACAGCTACCCATTCGTGGTTGCGGTTGCCGAGGTCACGGAAACCGCCGGCTCGTGCTCCCTCGTCGTGACCTTCCGCGACACGAAGGAGTACTGGTGGTACGACGACGCCGACGACGCGCTGAGAAAGCTCCGGGAAATCATCGACGACAACGGCTGGGTATGCGACCGCCTTTATTCCGGCAAGCTCCGGGACGGTGTGCGCTGATGACAGGCGCGTCGTTGCGCTCTGTCGAGAAGGGAGGGGTCCCATGGACTCCGGCTCAATCAAGGAGATAGCCGACCAGCTGGGCGTCGGGGTCGACTACCTGATGGCCCACCTCGCGGAGTTCGCCCCAAGCTGGTCGAGGATGTGCGTTGCGCGAGAATCCGTCTGCTGCCTGACGTGCGCGGCGCTCATCGTCGTCTTCGCGCTGGCGGGAGTCATCGCGTTTCGAACGGTCGAGGACGTGTCCGACAAGGCCGTCTACGTCGCAACCTGTCTTATCCTGACCGTGCTCACAATCGTGCTCATAGGGTTCTTGGCGAGCTCCATCGCGATGCACGTGGCAGCCCCAGACGCCGCGCTCGTGAACGACCTGTTAGAGGCGGTGCGGTAGATGGCCTCGCAGCTAAGGTACTGCGCCTCGATGTGGGTTCCCGATGTCGAGGCCATCAGGTACGCGATGGACCGGGCCGGATACAAGACAATCGCCTCGCTCGGGGCCGCGACGGGAATCCTGCCGAACACGATTTGGCTGGTCCTCAGGCGCAAGGTCAAGCACCCGGCGGCCTCCACGATGTGCGCCATCGCCGTGGCCCTCGACTGCGACGTGCTCGACCTTATGGTGAACGAGCGCGAGCCGAGCGTCGAGGTCGTCAGGGATGTGAGGGAGAAATGACGTTGGGAGAGCTCCTCGAGGTTCTCCACGAGACGCAGAAGGTGCGAATCTACAGCGACTTTGAGGGACAGCCGCAGTACGTCCGCGAGGGGGCAACGGTCGCGATGCGGATAAAGAGCGACCGCAGGTGCCGCGGCCTGCTAGACGCGATAGTCGACCGGGTATACCCAGGGGCCTGCACATCGCTCTACGGAGATTACCTCGCCGTGGTGCTGAGGTACGAATACGGAGGTTGAATGAACCACAAGGGATGTTTACAGCTCATTCTGTTCCTGCTTTTGACACCTGTCATGATTCCATTGTTCATCTGCCTGATTATTATCGGGCTTATCTAGGGGAGGAAGTAACCATGCACATCGCCGGTGAGAAGGTTTTCGCGTTCGTTTCCTGCAAGTACGACAGCTTTGAGCTTGCCTGCGAGGACGTGGACGAGGCAATCCACGACGCCCACAGGCTCGTAGCCTTGTGGAACAACTTCTTCGGCAACGTCGACAAGGCAATGATGACGTGCCACGAGGAGCTCGACGACGGTTCCTTAGAGACCGTCTGCTATGAGGTCTACCTCGACCCCGACACGCACATAACGGTCGGGTAGGTGGACGTCATGAAGGAGGTTCCGCAATGGGGTTCACCGACGTCTATGCCGAGGTCTACGAGACCGACGACGGGTTGCTGACCATCTACGCGTACCGCGGCGACGCTGTAATCTGGCAGAGCCGCCACAAGGGCGATGAAGGCGCCTACGAGGCGGCCTGCGACTTCATGAGCATATTCAACGGAGTCGACCCGGTAGCGGCAGAATGGGAGTCCGACGGCCTATTCATCGACGACGAGACCGGGCAGCTGATAGCGAGCACCGCTTGGTACCGAGGCGACGACAACGACATGTTCGCTAGGTGGCGCATGGGCTCGGCCGGGTTCCAGTTCCTAGCTGATGCAACGAACGTGTCTAGGAATTGGAGGTAGTCAAGCACTGCCGATAGAAACGAAAAAAGCCCCCTCGACCTCATGGGTCAAGGGGGCTTCGCCTACTCTTTCGACGGAGGCTCAATCTGCTTAGCGCCCTCGTCTACCTTCTCGACCGTGGCGTCGACCTCGATTGACTCGGGGATTGCCGCGGCGTACTTCTCCTGCAGCGCCTTGATGTCCGGGCCGCGCTCGCTGTCTGCGTGCTTGACGACCGTCTGGGACTCGTCCTTGTAGCCGAAGTTGTTCTTCGCGTAGAAGATTCCCGTGACCGGGTTGCTGAACCCGTTCTGTAGGAACGTGGTCTCCCACGTCACCTCGAACAGGCCGAAGGTCCTCTGGAGCGCAACGGCGCTCGCGGGCGTGAGGAGCCTGTCGAGCCTCGTCCTCTTGCCCTTCGACCAGTTGATAATCTCGTCCCTAGTGCAGCCGATGTACTGGCACCACGCGCCTACGCCCGGTCGGCAGTTGTACTTCTTGCACAGGTCGACGTAGTCTTGGAGACGCTGCCTGATTGCGTCCGCGTCTCCGAGGTCGATGCACGGGGCGTTGTAGATGTCCATCCACATGTCCAGCGACATGTCGTTCGTCATGCTGGAGACCTGGCGGGCCTTCCTCGCCCTCTCGCCGAGCTCCTTCGAGCCGCTGCCCTTACCGCCCATCGGCATCACTCCTGTATCTCACGGCCTTCTTCGTGTTTATGCGCAGCACGTTCCTCCACACGTCGTCGCCGAGGTCGGTGACGGACGCAGTGCCGTCCTCGTGGAGCTCTATCAGGCCGTGGCTCTCCATCTCATGGACGATTCCCATGATGTAATCGGTACCGGCTATGTCCAGCCTGCGAGCGGCAGACGTGTCCCCGTGGCGGGCTTCTCTCTCAGGGTCGAACCTCTCGCCCTTCGGGAACCTCGCGCAGTATCGCCTGAGGAACAGCGCCTCTCCCACGCTCATGACAAAGTCCACGGCTCGACCTCCGAGACGTTGTACTCGGTCGGCAGACCGGCCGCCTTCGCGGCGTCCTGAAGCACCTCGCACACGGCGAGCGCCTTGTCAGGGTCGGTCGTGTAGCGGAACGGCTCCCCTCCGATTGCCATGATGCAGTAAATCTTCCCGCCCTGCGTGCTGGGAGGCTCGACGCGCTCGGTTTTCGCGTCTTTCGCCGCCGTGACCTCGGAGGCATTGGGCTCTGGCTCACGATGCTCGGCGTTCGCGTCCAGCTCATACGCGTTGCGTATCCTGCGGCACCAGTTTTCCCACATTCTCTTGGCCGTGCTCAGGTCAGACACCTTGAATAACTTTCTCTCAAACTTTCCGTTCCTGAGCCTGCATGTCCCCTCGTACTTCGAAGGTCCGATGCACGTGAGCGTGCCATTCGCAACGCTCCCGGCCAGCACTTTAGCCTTGCCCGCCGTCATTTCCCCGCCCTTCTCGGGGAACATGACGTAAACGCCGCTCCCCCTCATCTGGATAAGCCCTTCCTTCTTCAGCCTCTGCTTGCAGTTCTGGACGATGCTCCTGCTCGCGTTGGTGACGCCGACGCGCCTGAGCCTATCGGCGGTGGCCCTTGCGTTCTCCGGCCCTGACACGATTACCCCGTCCTGCTCCTCCGCGCCCTCCATCAGAAGGAGCATCAGGGCGTACTCCGCGGACTTCCTGCCCACGGCCGACACGAGCTTTCTCTCCTGCTCTTCCGTCATCTTCATATTCCTCATCCTCTCCGTTCCATTTGCGAATCGCGTACTCAACCGACGGTCCGAAAGGACCCGTCGCGCCGCACTTGAAGCATTCGCACCATGCCCACCCGGGGCCATAACTGATTGATATGTTGTCGCTCCCGCAGAACGGGCAGCTGCTAATCCGCATCGAGAACCTCCGTTTCGCAATAGAGCCGCGGAAACGTCTAGGTCTCCACGGCTCCGGTTTGCCCCCATGTCTTTGTGTCAGGACTCGGCGCGGCCCCCATCGTCCCTCATCAAGTCCATCACGTCGCAGCCGAGCGTTCCGGCGATGTCGCACATGATGGAGGCCGACGGGTACTTGATGCTTCCCCTGACGATTTGCCGAACGGTTGTCGCCGGAACTCCCGACGCAGCCGAGAGTTCCGCCATCGTAAGGAAACCAGCTCGGTCCATCGCGTAATGGACCGCGTCGATGTCAGGCTTCCAAGATGAGTAGCAGTATTTTGTTCTGCCCGCCATCACTCCCCCACCTCCTTGCCGCATTTGGGACAGTACACGGCAGCCCCGAACTCCATACACCCGTAGGCGGCAGGCCACGCGACCATGTACCGTGCGCCGCAGTGCGGGCACGTCTCGACGTCGTCCTCGTTCTCAGGGATGAGACGCAGGGCCTCGTCCCGCTCCCGCACGAGCGCCTTGATGTCGTCCGCGAGCGCGTGGACCTCTTTCGGCGTCATACGCACGTCGTCGTGCTCCATGTACGCGTCGTCAGCCCTGCTCTCTAAATGGTTCGCTACCAGCAGTATTTCGGCGCTGCTACTCATCCTCCATCACCTCCATGTAGGTGACGTTGTTTATGTTCACGAGAATCTTGTTGTCGAAGCTTTGCAGGTTCGCAATCGACGTCATGTTACCTAGCTTGACGAGAAAGTTGCCATCGACCGTTACTTCGCTGCCATCAACGGTGTGAATCTTTGTGACCTCGCGGCGCTCCTTATCGCTAGTCATCCGCGACCACCTCCGCTCCGCAATGCGGACAACGCTCATACTTCCCGTATATCTCCTCGCAAGTCCTGCCGCATTCGCTGCATTCGTAGATTCTCACCTTGGCGCTTCCATGAGTCTCAACGTCAGTGAGTTCTAGGCGGCATGTAGGACGGTCTATTAGGTCGGCGACGGTCTCGCCGATTTTCTCGCCCTCCCCCATCACGTCGACCACCGCCTTCGCGACCATGATGTCGAGCCACCCATGCGGGTCATCGCGCAAAATCTCGCGCATCCGCGCAGCCACCTCCCGGCGTTCATCGTCGCTAATCATCAAGCACCTCCGCTCCACAATGTCGGGTTGCATGGGGAGAAATCTCTCCGGCCAACTCGTCAACGAGCACGTCAACGGCACAGACGGTCGAGCAAATGTACTCATCCAAAAAGCACTCGGGGTACTCATCGAGGCCTAGCGGTTTGCGCTTACATCGCTTCTCGGCGCACTCCTTAGCGGCCTGCTCACTGGCAAATGCCATGTACGGGACTGACCAGCTGTCTTCCCATTCGCCGCCGTGGTCGATGACAAGGTAGACGGTCATCTTGGCCTTAGTCATCGTCTTGCACCTCCGCCCCGCACCACGGGCAGTAGCGCGGAATCGTCTCGATCTCATCCCAGCATGTGATGTACGTGTCGTCGTGCTCGAAGTGTGACACGCGGAAGACCAGGCCGCACTTGCGGCAATTGACGGCATCGACGGGGTTGCAGTCGCTTATGGGCGTGTAATCGTCGAGGTCGACCGTCTTGCGCGGCTTCCACTTCTGGTGAGACGGGGTCGCCCCGCACGTCGGGCAGTCAACAACCCTCGCGAACTTCGTCATCTTAGGCATCGTTTACCACCTCCGCCCCGCAGTTTGGGCAGTACTTCGCGTGATAATCATCGCAACTGTCCACGTACGCTATATCGACGTGCTCGCCGCACTCGCTGCACAGGAACTCGTCGGCGGGCTTCACCGCGAGGTTCCGGCACGTCGGGCGGTCGATGAGGTCCGCGAGCGTGTACGGCATTCGCAACACCCAATTGCTCACCGGATAGACCTGCTTTGGGAACAGGCTGTGGAATATATGCTCGAGGACATCCCGCTCATATCGCGGCCCAAACTCCTCTGGCTTCTTCGAACGCAGTCTTGCCGCAATCTCACGCCTATCTTTATCGTTGTAAGACATGTGCTCACCCTCTCATGGAGGCGCCGCAGTCGAGCTATTGTCGTCCCTGCGGCGCCTCACCGTTAATGTTTGACCGTGTAGCCGAGCGCGGAAAGCTTGTCCAGAATGTCCGCCAAGGCGTCCTCCGGGTTTTCCTTATGGCTGACGGCCACGTCATCCCACACTCTGACTAGCCCGTCCTTTGAGGCTAAGGCAATCGCCTCTGGGCGCCTTGCGCCGAGCGCGAAGGCGAGCCACGATATAACGAAGCCCTCGCCGTCGCGCCCCTCAAGCCTCCACCTGAGGCTCCTAGCGCCGTAGAAGCTCACAGACTCCTCCGGGCCTGAAAGCAGAAGCACGTCATCGCTAGCTGACATAGACAATTCTCCCTCCGCAGCTTGGGCAGAAGTGCACGCCGTCATCACCGGGCTCGGCGACCGTTAGGTCATCCTCGTACCCGCAGGCAGAGCATTCAAATCGTCCGGGCTTGGTTGACATGTTTAGGCAGTAATTCTCGGTAGGGTCAATCAGGTCTGCCACTGCGTTCATCGTGTCGCGCCAGTTCGCCCCCGGAACCCCGCAGAGCTCGGCGAGGCGCTTCTGGAAGCTCATGCCTTCAAGGCCGTCGACGGTGCTCATATGGATTGCGAAGGCGATTTCCCTGCGCTCCTCGTCGCTATCCATGGCTCTCCCTCTCCTTCAACTCGCAGACGTTGCCGAGGATTGTGGCGAGCATCATCAGAGCCTCGTGCTCGAACGTAGGCGTACCGTTAATGACGCTCCCGACGAGCGAGACTGCGTTGACTAAAGCGATGAAGTACCACATCCAGCTAATCACGGTCGCTCACCCTCGTCGCATAGTGGAAGACGCCATCACTCGCCATCCTTTGCCTCATGGGGTAAAGGCTGTGGGGTTGACCACTTCGCGTCGCGCTCCGCGAGGGCCTTGGCGCGGCGCAGGACGTCGCGGGCCAGCTCCGCGATGCAGTCCTCCGCATCGGTGTGCGCGGGGCAGCTGTCGCACGGCATGCCGCAGTCGTGGTGGTTGAAGTAGTCGCAGGGGCAGTCTGCGGACCCGATTCTCGCCACGTCCTCCTCCAGCTTCTCCCAGCTGTCGGGCGGGGTGAGGTGGAGGGTCTTGTGGATGCAGGCTCTTTTGGTGCCCATCACATCCGAGACGGCTGTCCAGCTGTCTTTCTCGTTAGGGTAGTACGCCCAGTAAGCCACTTTGCACTTGCCGCCGTCCTCGCGGTAAAGCACCTCGGTATCGAGCGGCACCACCTCGCCGTCCGCGTCCCTGGGCGCTGGCACGCCCTGCGCCCACGAGACGCCTGCGAGCTCGGCTTCCACCTCGTCGAGTATCGCAAGCATTTCCCCGATGGGGAGCATGAACGCGGCCTCGCCTAGGGACGCCTGATTGTCTACCGCCTTCCTGAGGCGCGAAATGCCGTCAAAACCGCTCATAGGAACCTCCCAACTCAACAATCTTCTTTCGAAGAAAGTCGACTTCCTTTCGCAGCATCTTGTTGTCATGGACGAGGTTCTCTAGATTGCGCTGCGCGTTTCCGCGGTCGTCGTACCCGTTGACCTCCGCCTTCAGGCGATAGAGACAGTCGATTGCCTTGTCGACGTCGTTCTCGCCGTTCTTGAGCGGCCAGCGCCACACGTACTTGAGCGCGTCGGTCCACCACTTGACGACCATCAGGCCGACGGACCTCTTGCTGTCGCCTTCGCCGTCCTTTCTGTTCTCTAGGCCTGCGAGCATCGACCTGATGGCGTCCTCGCAGGTAGTCCTCCCGTCGCCTCGGTAGTGCGGCGGGCAGTCTCTCTTAGTCATTTCCTCTCCTTTTCCAGTCCGTCCATTACTCTTTCTCCACGAGTAGGTCGTGGACGTCCACGCCCAGCGTGTCCGCGAGCTGGACCATCACCGACACCCCGGGGCTCGCTATCCCCCCGTAGAGAATCTGGTACAGCGTCGACCTGCTCACGCGGCTGTCGCGGGCGAGGCGCGACACGTCTCCTTTCCCGTAGTCGTAACCGGCCTTCCTCATCGCGTACTTGACGCAGTCAGGGTCGACCCGGTATGCATAGTTGTGGTACATGCCCGTCGTTGCCTTGCCTCTCTCTGTCTCAGGTTGTTCAGTTCCTTGACGCACCCGAGGAACGTGTGCCCAGTCCTCTCGGAGACTCCCCTCACCGAGTTGACGAGGTCGGCCCTCTGGGAGTCCGTCCATCCGCCGTAGCGCCCGCCACGCGGAGACCGCAGCCCGAGCCGATAGGCCCTGTCGCACACTTGGCTGCGCGTCTTTCCCGGCAGCAGACGCCTCCACCCTTCCCAGCCCTTCGGCTTCGTTTTGTAGTGGAGCCTCAGAATCTCGTCCTGCTCCGGGGTCCAGAACCTCTCGTGGCACAGGCCCTCGGACTTGGCCTTGTGCTCTATGGAGGCCACGGTCCTCCCCGGCAGCAGCACTTGCCAGCCGTCCCAGACCGCGCCCCTCCTCCGGTAGTTGTCCCTGAGGGCCGCGACCTCGGCGTCCGTCCACTTCCTGCCCTTAGCCACGGTCGTCTCCGTCCAGAGCCTTTATCGCCTCATAAGCGAGCTTCTTGCACAGGTCGTATGGGATTCCCCTCTCCGCGGAGACCGTGTGCCAGTCCTCGCAGAAGAGGTAGTGCGCCGCGACGATGTCGGCGGCCTCCGGGCCGGACGTCTCCGAGATTCTCTCGATGCGCTCCCATGCGTCGCCTATCACCTCGTCGCACCTCTTGCATACCGCAAGGGCGCGGAGCCTCGACGACTTCGCGCCCTTGCGCGTCCTCGGCTTGTACTCCTCGAGCGCCTTGGACATGTGGTATGCGGTCTGGAACGACCAGAGCGACGGGCTAATCTCGCCTTGTCGCCGCATCTACTTCCTCCAGTTGTTAAAGACGAGGATGACCGCCGCCAACACATAGCAGAACAGCATGGTGGCCTCCTTGTTGAAGGCGACGTACATCATGTCCATCCCGAACCAGACGAGCAGATACATAGGGAGCGCGACGACGCTGACGACGAGGAAGATGGCGAGCACGAAGATTATCACGGCGAGGATGTATGAGATTGCCTTGACGACCCTGTCCTTAAAGCTCATCGCAGTACCTCCCGACGAGCTCAACCGCCCTGTAGCCGTAGACCCTCTTGGCGATTGCCATCAGAAGGCCCTTCTCCTTGTCGTAGACGTCTCCGTCCTGACACTTGACGACCGTCTTGTCGCCGTCGTCCCAGAAGACGATGGTCGCCGGTCCGTTGAACTTGACGTCCTTGATGGACAGCGAGACCTCGCTCTCTGCGTCGCAGGGAACGCTCGGCGGGTCCAAGAATCCCTCGGGGACGTAGAGCTGAGGCTCGAGAAGCTCGCGGAAGTCCCTGTAGTCGCAGAAACCCATCTACTTCACCCCCGTGCTTCCGTAGCCGTCGGCACCGCGGTCGGTCTCACCGAGGTCGGCGGAGCGCACCCACTCGGGCGAGACGTACTCAACGACGACCATCTGGCAGACGCGGTCTCCGGGGTTCACGGTGAACGGCTCCCCGGAGAGGTTGATGAGACCGGCCTTGACGGGCCCGCGATAGCCGGAGTCGATGACACCGACGCAGTTCGCGAGCGTGATTCCCTTGGTGCCGAGGCCGGACCGCGGGAACTCGAGGCCTACGCACCCCTCGGGGATTGCGCAGCTGAAGTCGAGGTCGACCATCTTGATTTCGCCCGGCTCGATGGTGAGCGGGGCGTCGAGCTTGGCGCGGAGGTCGGAACCGGCGTCGCCCTTGTGAGCGACAGTCGGCTCCGTCCCGCGGAACGGGATTGCCAGAGTATGCACGTTACGCATCTCCTTAATTGATTTGTTTATGTTTATCGAGGACTTTGCGGCAGCAAGATGCCGACCGACCGGAGCTGACGGGCGGGGCTAATCCTGAGAACGACGCGCCGTCTCCGGGCCGCTTATGCCCCCGTGAGGCCGCGTGAAGGCCGTGGAGGGCCGGTTAATCGCCAGACCCTCCACGGACACGCTTTACGGGACTCGAGGCCTTAGAAAGGCTCTCAGCGGCTCATCCCTGATACTCGGGGCGCTGCTTCCTGAGAGGACGCCAGTTCCCCTTCTTGAGGGCCTCGGAGTACTTCGTCGGCTTCTTGAAGCGGGCGAACTCCCAGTGGCCTCCGTGGGCCAGAGACACCTCGTAGCCTCCCATGTTGTCGTAGTGCCTCCAGCCGCTGTTCCACTTACCGGGCACGTAGCGGAAGTGGAGCATGTTCTGGTGGGCCAGCCCGTGGCACCCGCAGGTGTTGCCGGAGCCGCAGAGCATGAGCGTCGGCTTCGGGACCTCAACGCCGTCCCTGTAGAGCACACCGGCACCTCGCCTGACGACGTGGTGCCGGTTGAGCGGGAGGTCCGTCCTGCCGCAGACGCAGCAGTAGGGCGTTTCGACCGACGGCCCGGCCATGAGCGGCCTGAGCTCATCGGGGAGGGTCGAGACCTTAGCCATTCCCGAGCCTCCTGTCCCTACCGGCGAGCTCCCTGACGTCGCAGGTCTCCGCGAGTCGTGAGACGATTGCGACGGCGGTCTCCTTGTCGCCGTTCTTCGCGAGGCGGGCTATCAGCTCGTCCCGCTGGTACTGGGTGGTGACGACGAGCGGGCGCATGTTCTCGTAGCGGTCGTTGACAAGCTCGAACAGCTTCATCAGCACCCAGTCGGTCGGCGACTCCTTGCCGAGGTCGTCGAGGACGAGGAAGCGCGTCGAGGCGTAGAAGTCCATGACCTTGCGGGAGTCCTTTGAGGTGCCGAAGGAGCCGCGCACGGCATCGAGCACCTCCGAGGCCGACGTGAACCTCGCCCCGAGTCCGCAGTCGACGGCGTAGCGGGCCGCTGTGGCGGCGACGAGCGACTTGCCCGTGCCGACGCCGCCGACGATGTACGAGCCGCGCCCGCGCTTGAAGGCGGAGACGACGTCCCCCGCCTCGCGCCTGACGTCCTCGTAGAGCGACTCGCACCCGCTGCGGTGCTTGAGGAACAGCGGGGGTATCCCCGCGGCCCTGTAGCGCCGCATCTGGGAGTCGAGGACGTCGCGGCGCTCGCGCTCCGCCGCCTCCTCCAGCTCCCTGACGCGCGCCTCCTTGGAGGCCTCGCAGGTGCAGTCGAAGAAGCCGCACCTGACGGTCTTGCCGAAGAGCTCGGCAGTGCGGGGCCTCAGCTCGGCCCCGCAGTACGGGCATTTCCTAACGGTAGGCCGAGAAGTCATCCGGCACTCCCCCTCTCGACACCCTCAGCGCGTTGACGTACCGCTCGAAGTTGGCCGGGCGGAACAGCGTCGTTGGGTTCAGGTATTTCGACATCTTCGGGTCTGACGCCCACTCGTCGGACTTGGAGTCGACGACGTCGCACATGTCCTTGACGGTGTAGCCGTCGGACAGGCGGGCGTTTATCGACTCGCGCGTCTGTTTCGTCTTCGGGGAGAACCTCGTGCCGAGCCGCGAGTTCATGTGCTCGACGACCTCGGCCACTTGGGGGGAATATAAGGGGGATTTATCCTCTATCTTATCCTCTATATTATCCCTGTGACGTTTCGTCACTAGGCCTAGTGACGTTTCGTCACTAGGGGTGTGACGTTTCGTCACTAGGTACGAGCATCGCTTCTCGCCGTTACTTCCCCTGAACGAACGCTTCTCGATGAGGCCCTTGGAAACGAGCCGACCGAGCATCCTCGTCGCGTTCTCGCGCGATATGCCGCACCACTCGGCGACGTAGGACGCGGACCCCGAGAACTCCGAGGCACCGTCCTGAGAGAAGCCGTAGATGAGGGCGTAGGCGATTAGCTCGTAGCCCTTGAGCCCTAGCTCGTTACGCATGAACGACTGAATCGTCACGAACGCGCCGGGCTGAAGCATGGATTGTGTCATAGCAACTCCTCTCGAGTCGCACTCACGACCGCGCGTGCGTCCACCCGTTCCTCGACGAGGGCTTCTCCGTCACGCTCTTCGCGGGCCTTCCTCATTTGGTCGAGACGCCTGTGACAAGGCGTGCAAACCCATATGACGTTCAGGGGATTCCTGTAGTCGTGGTGATGCGCTTCGATGCGATGCTCGGTATCTGAGCAGCCGCAACCGCTGCACACGGATGGGCGCGTAAGAACCCCCGCGACGATTGCCGCTTCAACGCACTTTCTGGCGTTCTGTTTGCTCGGGGCCTTCTTGTTCGTCCCAAGCCTTGTTTTGAGGACCGCGCACGGGTTGCTTGCCTTGTAATTCCTTACGGCTGATTTGAATTTGTCCCTGTTGCCCGCGTATCGACGACGGTTGTACTCGGAGCAACAAGCACGGCATGAGACCTGTAGTTCTCCACGGCCCCTGTTTGCCCAATTGAACTCACTAACTGGCAGCGTTCGGCCACACGTGCTGCACTTCTTCGTTTCCATTCGTGTGGCCCTAGTTAAAAGGGATGTCAGCGTCGTAGACGGCGGGAACCTGCTGGGCGACCTGCGGGATTGCCTGCTGGGCTGGCGCCTGCTGCTGGTAGGCCTGCGGCGCGGGCTGGGGCGCGGCGTAGCCGGCGGCGGGCTGGGCTGCGTAGCCGGGGGCGGGCTGTGGTGCGTACCCCTGCGGCGCGGGCTGGGGGGCGGCCACCTGCTGGCGGCTCATGAACTCGAGCTCGTTGACGAGGACGATGACCTTCGAGCGGCCCTTGCCGGTCTCCTTGTCGGTCCAACGCTCCTGCTCGAGCTCGCCGGAGACGGTGACCTTGGTGCCCTTCACGAGGTACTGCTGGAGCTTCGACGCGCGGTCGCCGAGGAGCTTGAAGTCGAAGAAGCTGGCGACCTCGTCGTAACCGCCGCTGGCGTTCTTGCGGCGCTTGTTCACGGCGACGGTGCCGCTGCCGATGGGGTAGCCGCTCTGGGTCGCCCTGACCTGAAAGTCGGACGCGAGGTTGCCGGACAGAATCACGTTATTGATTGCCATTGTTTAACTCCTTATGTTATCGAGTGTTTCCTGAGAACCAAACCCGGCTCGCCTGCTCGTTCAGCAGGCGGAGCCTGAGCTTGTAGACGTTGACGGCCTCCCTTGAGGCCTCGTACAGGACCTTCGAGCAGTCCCTAGCCCTGCGCAGGTCGGCGATTCTCGGGTCGCCGCGGCAGATGTCGTTGATGATTGTCACGGGCGTGCCGCGCTCCCTCTCGTGCAGCTCGGCGATGCTCAGCTCCATGCGGTACTGGGCCTCGTTCTCCGCGAGCTGGCACCCCGCCTTGCGACAGTTGTCGAGCTCTCCCATGAGGAGGTCGTACAGCTCGTCAATCTGCGCGAAGACATCCTGCATTACTCAATCACCCAGTCAGGGTGCTGGCAGCAGGGCTGCTCGACGAGGCGGGCGAGGAAGCCGTTGTACATCGACTGGTCGCGGAACGCGTAACGCTGGCCGCATGAGCGGCAGTGCGCCGTGAAGTCACCGGTCTGCGGCGCCTCGCGGTTGACGGGAGGCTCTCGGTTGTCCATCGCGTCGGGGTCCGGGTCGCCGTCGATGTTGAAGAGGCCGCACAGGGCGTACTTACGTGCGTATGAGGACGCCATGCCGGTCACCTGAGCCTGGTCGCAGCCCTTCTTGTCCAAGGCCTCGCGGGCAAACGCCGTCACCGTGATTTTCTCCGACTCCGGGTGGTCGAGCGCGTACAGGGTGACCGTCGCCTTGATGTAGTAGCGGTCGCCAATCATTTCGATGGAGTCCGTCATGTGGAACCAGATGCCGTTCTCGAAGCAAGGTGTCTTCGCGGCCTTTACGATGTCGTCGACGCTTCGATAGCTGTACTTTGCGAAGCTGTTGTACTTGGCCTTCGGCGCCGCCATCTGTCTCGATGCGTTGGCGAGCGCCATATGAATGTCGAACTCTTTGTCTGCCATGGTCCCTCCCTGTTAGCTTGTTGTGTGGATGCGACCGGTCAACCCCATCGACCTGAGCTTGTCAGCGACCTCGACGGCCTGCGGCTTCGTGCCGCTGAACTCAATGACCCAGTCGACGACCGGCCAATAGACAGGGGCGTCCTCCGCATCTGGTGCGGACTCCTCGATAGGCTCCGGCTCATGAGCCTGCTCGGTGTCAGGCTCCGGCTCCATCGCGGCCTTCAGCTCGGCGATGCGCTGGGCCTCGGCCTTCGCCCGGGCGTCGGCGGCTATCGCCTTTCCGAGGTCGAGTGTGTTGAAGAACTCGCGCTCGGCGACGTCGTAGAACTCCGAGCCGGAGAGCGTCTGCTTGAGCGTCTCCCAGTCGTCGGCGAGCTTGGAGACCTTCTCATCGAGCGCGGCCTCAGCCGTCCTCTGGGCACAGGTCTTGTTGAGCCACTTGGGGTCGTGGAGCCGCTCGTATGGGACAACCGGGGCGAGGAGCCCGGCGAAGTCCTCGTAGTGCTCCTCGAGCTCGGCGTAGCGGGCGGCCTTGCGGGCCTCCTCGGCCTCATCGAGCTGCGACTTGATGCTCCCCGACACGTTGGTGATGAGCGACACGATGTCGCGTGCCCGCTTGTCGAACGACTCGTAGGGAAGCATGTACTCGCGCTTGACCGCCTTTCGGCGCTCGTCAATCTGCTTGGCGATGCCGTTCAGGTAGCTGCGGTGCAGCTTCGCCTCCTTGATTGCCTGCGCCGACGTGAGGTCGTACTTGGCGCCCTCGTAGTCGGCGACGATTGCGCGGACCCTCTCCTCTAAGGCGTCGAAGTTCGCCGTGATGGACGCCGGGACGTAGTCAACCGAGAGCGACTGCTCGTCCTCGATGACCTCGGCCTCGACGTCGACTGCGTTGTCCTTAGCCATTTCCAACCTCCAGATTCTCCGGGCCCCCGGCACAGATGGCGGCGAACGTCCCGAGGGTCATCGAGACGTGCTGCTCAGCCGGGTCGGAGACCCCTCTTCTTTTCCAGACGACGACGCCGTATGCGGCGTCCCTGTTGCCCCTCTCGGCCTCGGCCTGCCGATACCACTCGGGAAGGTCGCTCCTGCCCGCGTAGTCCTTGCACTCGACGGCCACCTCGCGGCCCCCTATGAAGACGCCGCGAATGTCGCCGGTGTCCTTGGAGCCGGTCTTCACCTGACGGTCGATTGCCGAGTCGCCTAGGACCTCCGACAAGTAGTCGGCAACGGAACGCTCGAAGCGCGTCCCGGCGTCCTTTGCGGACTTCCTAGTGCGCCCCATACCTGACCATCTCCATCGTCTGTCTGTAGGCCCGCCGCATCAGCTCGCGCTGGCGCTCGTCGCGCTCGTCGTCGCGCTTCGGCGGCTCACGGTGCTCGTTGTTGTAGTAGTCCTCGGCGTCGTCGAGGATTGCCTGATAGCAGACGTGCTCGTCAGTCTTCCAGTCGCTCATTCGCCACCTCCGAGGCCTCCTTGACGCTCTCCGCGGCCAGCGGGGCGTCCATCCTCTCGCGCCAGATTGACGCGAGGTCGATTTCATCCAGGGCTGATTTGCGCAGCCTCACGCACCTGAGGAGCGACGGGTCGAGCATCACCATGTAGCGGGCCAGGACGGCCCACATGTTGTGGTCCCGCATGAACTGGTCGGTCACGGTAATCGGGACCCCGCTCTCGGCGGCGCGGGTGTAGATGCTGTCGCGCATGACCGGCTTGCCGTGGTCGTTTAGCCACTTGACGGTCTTGAGCAGGTATCCCCAAGCCTCCGGGTTGTCGGAGACCCACCGGACCGCGTCTCGGGCGTTGTTCTCCGCGCTCCTATACATATAGCCGCCTCAATCCAGCTACGGCGAGGACGGCGAGGACGGCAAGCGACACGGCCACCCCAACGTCTCCCGCTGCTAGGAGGAGCGTCGCCGCGGCCGACGGTATGAAACCCGTCACCGTGAGCGCGAGCAGCGCACCCTCCGCCTTCCGTGGTATAGTCATTCGGACCTCCTTGTAAGGTCGGCCCGGTGGTCTTGGCGGACGGTACCGGGCCTTTTTTATGGGTAAATGGGGCCCGCAGCAGGATTCGCACCTGCGGCCTGCCGCTTAGGGGGCGGCTGCTCTGTCTGCTGAGCTATGCGGGCATATGGCAGCGCATCGAGGTGTCGAACCTCGGTCCTCGGTTTTGGAGACCGATGCTCTCCCGTTGAGCTAATGCGCTGGGTAGGCCGACGGCCATGAGAGACCGTCGGCGGTGAATCGTTTGAGTGTTTAGCGACCCCTTTCACTTCTTGGTGAGTGTGGGTCGGGGATGCTCTCCATCCCTATTCATCTGGGGCGACACGGACGGCTCATCGACCGTCGCTGCGAACCTTGCAATCCCGGCTTTCGCCGACAAAGGCCCCGTTGTCAATCTCGGCATATGACTAGCCACCGCAGGGGGACGCATCCCTCTGTGCCGTAGGTGGTTCGGTTGTTAGTGCTGTGTTTCTACCTGAGCTCTTCTGTCGAGCACGCCAAGATGTCCGAGAGCTTTGAAATCTCGCTCCACGTCCAGCCGTTGCGTCCCTTCAGGCGGTTGTTCAGGGTCGCCACCGAAACGCCAAGGCTGGCTGCGAGGCTCCTTTTTGTGTGTTTTGGTTCCAAGAGCCAAGCCCCGACTTTCTTAGTGATGCTTTCGTTCAAGCCTCTCACCTCCAGTCCTACTAATTGGTAGCTGACGGTTCCTTACTATAGTTACCAATTGGTAGGACGTCAACAAGATTTTTTGAGAATTGGTAATTTTTTTCGAGAAAGCGTAAAATATTGCTTGCGATTAAGGAGGCCCGGCCATGAAGACCTTCGGCGAAACACTCGGCGCAATCCTCGAAGAAAGAGGTATGAAGGCGACTGAGCTATGTAGGCTAAGCGGCGAGAACACTGCTTATATGTCACGGCTGCTGAACGGAAAGGTCAAGGACCCGACGTTCGCCAAAGCATGCGCCATATGCGACGCGCTCGGGATGACGACCGACGAGTTCCTGGCATTACAGAGGGAAGGAAGAGTAGTGCGCGACGGTCGTGAGCACTAAGGCCGCGCAGAAGAACACGACGCTCATTTTCCCCACCCGCACAGGTCGTTCGGTGTGCAGCCGAGGGCGGCGGCGAGCTTGTAGGCCGTCTCCAGCAGCGGCGCGGTCTCGCCGCGAAGGTACTGCCGGATGGCGTCGACGGAGACGCCGGAGCGTTCGGCCAGCTCGGCTGGCGTCATGTCGGCCTTCGCCATCTCGACCTTCAGGCCATGGCGGACTACCTTGTTAAATTCAGGCATTTCGCACCTCCTCTCATTGGTAGATGTACGTGAATCGCGTAACAGTTGTCATTATGTACATGATTCATGTGCCGTCAAGAGACAATTACTAATTTTCTTGAAAGATGTACGTGATTTGCGTAGACTCTTAGCTAATTCAAGTAGGGAGGAGGCCAACGCATGTTTAGGCTCAACTTGAAGGAATGCCGGGTAAAAGCAGGTTTTAAAACCCAGTCAGAGGCAGCAGATGCACTTGGCATGAAAAAGCGCCGCTATGCGTCCCTCGAGCGTGGGGAGGTGCAGGTGACACTTGAAGACACCTACATGATTTGTGGAGTCTTCAGCTGCACGCCGAACGACCTGTGCGGCTGGTACATAGACCACCCCGAGGACAGGCCCACGCCGCCTGGACACGAAGACCCCGAGGCGTCAGAGCTCGTGCGGGCCTACCGCTCGTGCACGCCTGAGCGCAAAGAATCGCTCCTCAACCTCGCGCGGGACTCCGCGCTGCTCTCGGGATTTGATGCCGAGCGTCGTCAGGCTCAGGAGGCGGTGTAGGTGAGGGGCGGGGCCATCGCCGATGCAGGGAGGAGAAAGACCATGAAGTCCTTCGGCGAGACCCTCAAGCACGTCTTGGACTCTCGCGGCATGAAGCCGGTTGAGCTGAGCAGGATATGCGGATTGAACGAGACCTATATATCTAGGCTCATCAACGGGAAACAGAAGAACCCGACGTTCGAGAACGGGATACTCATGGTCCGTGCGCTAGGTATCACCTCCGAGGAGTTCTACAAGCTACAGGAGGAGTTGGACAATGGTGAGGAATAAGGTCGCTGACAAGACGCGCTGCGCCATCTATGCCCGCTTCTCCTCCGAGAAGCAGAGGGACGCCAGCATCGAGGACCAGATACGCGTCTGTAGGGACTACGCGGAGGGCCACGGCCTCTCCGTGGCAGAGGTCTACTCAGACAGGGCGCAGTCGGGAACGAGCGACCAGAGGCCCGCTTTCCAGCAGATGATTTCAGACGCGAAGAAGGGGATGTGGGCGACCCTGCTCGTCTACAAGCTCGACCGCTTCGCCCGCGACAGGTACGACTCCGCGATGTACAGGCACAAGCTCAGGGAGTGCGGCGTGGAGCTGGTGTCTGCCATGGAGGCGATACCGGACACACCCGAGGGCGCAATCCTAGAGTCCGTGCTTGAGGGTTTCAATGAGTATTACAGCCGCAACCTCTCGCAGAACGTCCTGAGGGGAATGGTGGGGAACGCCGAGAAGTGCCTCGCGAACGGGGCAACCACGTTCGGCTACAGGACCGGACCGGATGGCCGGTATGAGATTGACGACAAGCAGGCGAGGCTCGTGGCAGCCGCGTTCGAGATGGCCGACAGCGGGTACACGCGAAGGGAAATCGCGAAGTTCCTCAACGACAGCGGCAGCAGGAACGCTCGCGGGAACGAGTGGAAGATAGACGCGGTCTCGAACCTGCTCAGGAACGAGAAGTACAAAGGCGTCTACTTCTTCGCCGACGTGAGGGTCGAGGGCGGGATTCCCGCAATCGTGGACAAGGGTCTGTGGGAGCGGGTGAACAGCCGCAGCAGGCTCACCCCGAGAGTCAACAGCTATCCGCTGTCAGGCAAGCTTCTCGACGCCGAGACCGGCATCCCCTACAGGGGCACCTCCGGCACGGGCTACAACGGCACGCGGTACCTCTACTACTCGGCGCCGATAGACGGCAAGGAGAGGCGTTGGCCGAAGGAGGCCATGGAGGACTGCGTCAGGGGAATCATCTGCGACGCGCTGAGGGACCAGACGGTCGCCCAGACGGTCGCTGAGCGCGTCCACAGGCTCGCTGAGGAGCGTGCGGCCACGAGCACCCGCGAGGCCTTGGAACGCGAGCTGGAGGCGCTTCAGGGGCGTCGTGAGCGTCTCCTAGACCTTGTGGAGTCCGGGGCGGTGGACATGGAAGACGTGTCCTCTAGGCTCGCCGCGGTGAAGGCGAACATCGACGCAGTCGAGGAGTCGATGGCCGATGAGGAGGAGCCGTTCGTACCGGATGTGGATTGGCTCGTGTGGTTCATGAGGGAGAAATGGGGCGAGGCTGTGAGGACCGAGTCTCTTACCATGCACGTGCTCCATTGCTTCATTGATGAGGAGGGGCATGTGACGGTTGAGCTTCGCTGGCCTCGCGAGGACGATTCCGAGACAAAAGAAATCGGCGAACCCGCTGGTAAGAGCGCAGTTCGCCGAATATTGTTTGGTAGCCCGTACCAGATTCGAACTGGTGATCTCCGCCTTGAGAGGGCGGCGTCCTGAACCGCTAGACGAACGGGCCATATGTGAAGGGGCCGGAGTGCCCCGAGGAACTCATGGTAGCCCGTACCAGATTCGAACTGGTGATCTCCGCCTTGAGAGGGCGGCG